AAGATCTTTAAATAAAAAAGTATGCTATGAAGAGCTTTGCTCTTCTAGCCTAATTTTAAAATGCAAAGCATTTTAAAAATACTTTCTCCACCCCAAATAAATAATTTTATTTTTCGATAAGATGACTTGGTTTGATTGAGAAATCATCATAAGTTAACTTTCTCCATCCCAAAATTATTTAATAAATAATTTTATTTTTCGATAAGATGACGTGGTTTGATTGAGAAACCATCATAAGTTAACTTTTTCCATCCCAAAATTATTAAATAAATAATTTTATTTTTCGATAAGACGATGTGGTTTGATTGAGAAATCGTCAGATGTTAACTTTCTCCACCCATAAATAAATTGAATTAATATTGATTTAAACAATATTATTTACTATTTAATAAATGTCATTTGGAAATATAACATTAATGTTTGACAAATGTGTAAGTATATTAAATACTTATAATAACACTAATATTGATATATTTGAATTAGCTCAAATTAAAAACCAAGTTTATTGTGATTTACAAAAAGAGTTTTCTGATATTACACCACATATTATTGATGAGATATTTAATAGATTATTTAAAAAATGTTATGTATATGACTCTAATATATCATTTGATAATGGTAAGAACAGTTTTAGAGAATGTGAAGATAAATACCCTGATATTAAAGTACCTTCAAAATATAAAAAATTAAATAAACATTTTAATAAATTAAAAGATTTGCCACAACCTGCGCAAAGATCTCAAGAATGGTATGATTATAGATATAATCGTATAACAGCATCAGATATGGCTGCGGCAATAGATTTAAATCCGTATGAACCGGTTGAATCATTTATTTTGAAAAAATGCGACCCTAACTTTCCTTTTAGAGCAAATGCTACCGTTTTTCATGGTGTAAAATTTGAATCAACCGCGACAGGTATATATGAACATATTTATAATTCAAGAGTTTTTGAATTTGGAGCATTACCGTCAGAAAATTATAAGATATTAGGCGCATCGCCTGATGGAATTTGTTCAAAATATACATTAGATAATAAATTTTCTAATAAATTAGGTTGTATGTTAGAAATAAAATGTCCAGTAACAAGGGATATTGTAATAAGTGGTAAAATACAAGGAGAAATTTGTCCATATTATTATTATTGTCAAGTTCAACAACAATTAATATGTTGTGATTTAGATGTATGTGATTTTTGGCAGTGTAAATTAACTGAATATGAATCAAAAGAAAATTATTTATTGGATAATTGCGAATCATGTATTAATACTATTGGTACGGATGGAACTAAAATGGATGTTGACAATAGACTTAAAAAAGGTATCATTCTTGAATTTTATCCAAAAATATTCATACCGGAATTTGAAGGTGACCAAGCAGAGTGGAAATCTAAACATATATATCCTAAAAGATTGGATATGGATTCTTCACAATATGAATCATGGGTATTTGAAACATTAGATAATTTTAAAGAAACATATCCCGATATTAATAAAGATTATTATTTTTATCGTGTTATTTATTGGAAATTAGAATCATCTCATAATGTTGAAATTGTAAGAAATGATGTATTTTTTAATAATATATTACCAATATTAAATGAAACATGGCTGCGTATATTATATTATAGAAAAAATCAAGATAAATTAAATGAATTACAAATTATCGCTAATAAAAGAAAAAAATATGTTAAAATGGCATTATCCTATACAATTCATAATAATTATATTGTTAATAATAAATATAAAATATTAGCTGGTGATTTTGATAACAATTTATTATTAAAATTAAATAAACTTGTACAAAAACCAAAACCAAAATATACCGGATATAAAAAATATATTAAAATAGAAAAAGAAAAAGATTGTGATTCAGATTGTGGTGATTTTATTGACAATGATGATTGTGATTTTATTGATGATTGTAAAGATGAAAAAAGTATAAAACATTCTGATTCTACTAAGAATAATAATTTAGTAAAAAAACTTGATATAAAATCATTCAAAACGTTAACTACGCATAATACAACCCATATAAATTAGGCGCGCAAAGCAAGTCTAGTTAATACCCATATAAATTGAAAAAATATTTATTTTAATTATTAGATTTTAATATAATGTCAATTAATAACCCTCTTTTAGAAGCTGAAATTAACATACCTAAAAAGTTAGAGATGTTTTATGAATCAACTGTCGATTCAGATTTATATAATAATGCTGAAACAAAAAATGATTCTCAAGTTAAATCTTTAGTAAATTTATCTCAACATAATAAAGACCAATGTTTTTTAACGCAAGATAAAAGTAAATTACCTGTTATAGATAAATTAATTGAATCTTTTATTAATAATAATTTACAATTAGACAAGTATTATTATTTAAAAACTTCGTCTAATTGTATTTTTAATAAATATTATAATGAATGCCATATTTATTAAAAATTATTTTATTAGTATTAAGATGTACACAGCTAATATTTTATATAAGATATAAAGAAATAAATTATCATAATTTAAATTCATCGATACTTATTCATTTTATGTATATTATAGCGATATACATAAAATTAAAATATTTGGGGTGGAGAAAGTTAATCTCCGATGATTTCACATATATATGTTTCTAAAATAAACTAAAACACGTAATATTATCGATAATTATTATCAAAAAAATAGGCTTAACGAATAAAAATCATTAAGCCAAGATTATAATATACGCTATTATTTGATAAAAATTAAAATTATTTATTTAATCATTTGCATTTAATAAACAATGTTTTTTACTTGAGAAATAATCAGATGTAATCTATCGCCATCCTAAATAAAATATGATGTGGAAATAATATTTTATCAATTGCTTTTTGTTGGTTTAGTAGATTTTGATACTTTTTACTGAAAGTAAAATATTGTTTAAAAATATCATACGCTTTTGATCTTTATTAATTTGGTCCTAAAGAGCAAAGTTTTACATAGCATACTTTATTTTTTAGATACTTTTTTTGGTGCTTTTTTAGATACTTTTTTTGGTGCTTTTTTAGATGATTTCTTTGATGCTTTCTTTGATGCTTTTTTCGATGCTTTCTTTGCACCTCCTGTTAGGTCGCCAATGACTGACCCTCCTTTTTTCAGTGCTTTTTTTGGTTTGGTTTTAGATGCTTTTTTGGATGCTTTTTTAACTTGTGTTGTAGATTCTTTTTTTGATTTAGGTGTTTTAGGCTTTTTTGTGGATGATTTTTTAGACCCCCCGCTTTGTACTACTGGTTTTAATGTATTATAATCAACACTTGGTGATGATTCTACATGTACATTATCCAACGCATCTGTTGTTAACGTTAACGTATAATTCACATCACCAGGATTTTCCGTATCTGGTGCATTGATAATTTTTGTAAACGTAAACTTAAAGTGAGAGTCATCCTTATCTAACTGTTGTGTCATTTTTTGACAACTACATTTAAAAGTATCACGGATTGCTCTTCTAATACGGGGTACTAAATCCTGATTCGTAACCGCTTCTGTAATCTCATTATTAATAATTTTATATTCAGGACTAGGACCAGCACTAGAACTAGAAATCTGCTCAAAAAGAGCATCTACACCAGATTTTTTCTTCTTAATTACCATTTTTACTGCTTTTTTATAAAATTGTTTTACCACAGTGTCAGTTTTACCGGCTTCAGTTGAGACATTAGTGTATTCAGTATGATGAATAAAAACATTTGACAAGTCAGACATTAGTATATATATTATACTATATATTATTTTTTATATTTTTTTATACAAAACTAGATATTTTTCATTTAATATTTGATTTCCGGATATATTTGAAAAGTTATGCTCTGGGGCTTGTTTTGGTTTACCTGTTGGACCATATCTAAATTTCATTTGCTTACCTTGTTTTCTTTTTTCTAAACAGTTAATAAACGATGTTCTAATTGGTTCAACCGGTGTTCCATAACATTTATATGTAAAATCTTGAAATGGTGAATCGTCAATAACAGTAATTTTTTTATTATTTAAATATATATTTCTTAATTTAAAAAATTTTTCAATTAATATCTTAAATAAATTAGTATTTTTGTTATTTCGATTAATAAGTGCATAATAATATTCAAAATAAAGGTACATCATAACTAAATTATATGTTCCAAAATGTGTTTTTTTTTTA